TTCCCCATAATTCTGAGGCTGAACCCCAGAGTTCTGGACACTGACTGTTACCCGGAATCCGAGTTCCTCATCGAACAGCGGACCGCCTTTCCACTGCGATGCTCGCCGCCAAGCCCCCGGATGCACGGCAACAAACAGTGGAGATGCACTCTGCGGAGGCTGTCCGTCGGCGTCCATAACCATGCACTGGCAATCCTTCAGGCTGTATTCCGTCCTGATTGCGTCTCTGATCGCGGCGCGTAGTGCTAACTGACTCATAGTGCAAACGGTGGATTGAGGTCGATGCTACGGACTTGTGTGCTGTTCTGATCCCCGGTGTTGAGCCAAGGCATCGTTCTGATCTTCTTGTCGGCTGGTCGCTGATCGTGGCGGAGGTTCGACATCGAAACCCCCGGATCTGCTTTCACGTTGACGCCCGGAATCTGCCGTTTTCCCTCTCCGATCGACTGCAAAGCCTGCATTCGCTCGTCAAACCACGCCTGCAAGCCCGGCGGAATGGTCCCGTTCTGGCCGCTGCGAAAGATCCAGACCGCCGCGATGATGGCGCTGGTGTGCCGCAGCCAGTCAGGATGCAAGGCATGCGTGATTTCTAAGTCATATTGATGAACCAGATGCGAATCTATTTCTGCGTCGGCAGCGTTGATGGCGTAGGCAATGAATGCGGTGTCCGTGGTCACAGATGTCGGATCGCCGGTTGTCACCTGCGGCATCGCACAGGAACCGATATACGTCGTGACATCAGTGCTCGAACAATACGGATTCGTCACACCAGCACCTTTTTCCGACCGACACGGCTGACCATCAGTTCGAGATTCTTCAAGCAATCATGAATCGGGACTCCAAACCCAGTTACCGCAGAAGCGAAATCAAAATAGACCTGCTCCACGGACCCCCACGGGAATTGATTGGTGTCGTACTTCCCGATCTTTCCGGTTCGGCTTACCGTCACCGACCCCGGATTCGCGATATTCACTGGTGACAGGTTCAAGCATTGTTGAAGCCAAGCCAGACGCTGAGTGTCCGTCAGGTTGTCCAGCAGAATCTTGATCTGCTTCCGATCATCCAAGTTGTCGATCTGTCCGATTTGGCCAAGCATTCGATCCCCCTCATAAAAAAAGCGGGACGGGCATGACACCCGCCCCGCCATATCTTGACACGGCTACGATCAGAATCCGGAGATCTGACCCCACGCCGAAGCGTTCGGGATGTACCAAGCCGGAAGGGCGTTATCCAAGCTGTACATGAACACCCCGGCAGGATCGTCGACTTCCTTCGTCCAAGCGTAGGCACCGTACTGAACACTGGTGTTCTTGCCGTAGCCTTCGTTGACTGGTTCCGAGCCGAGCAGCATTTCGCAGATGTTGCTGTCTGGTTCAGGACCGAACCAAGCGTACCCATCTGGGACCAGCTTCACCGTTGATGTGTTGCCGAGTGGTCCGACTTCGATCACAGCATCGGTAATCATGAAGTCGAAGAATGGGCAGGCTCGCAGCGTTGCATGCTGCACGGTCAGCGGTCGACCATTGGAACCCATCCCGACATCTCGCTTGAAGGTTTCGAACGGCGTTGCCGACGTACCGGCCTGCTGCTGAACCTTCGTGTTGTTGATGATGTACTGCCAAGTCGTCGAGTTGATGATGATATTCTTCAAGCTCGTTCCAGCCAGATACTGGAATGCGGCGTTGATCTGCGCCAGATGCAGCGGGATATTCGTGCTGGTCGTCGCCCATGAGGCGTCGATGATGTTTCCGCTGCCAGTCATGTTCAACTGGGTCTTGTTCCCAGCAGGCATCTTCCAGTCCACGGTGAACGCGGCACCAGACGACGTGAAGTCGTAATAGATGTCATCACCGCTGACATGACCATACAGGGCACCGCCTCGCATCATCCCGGCAACCAGCAGCAACCGGAAGTTCGCGGCACGCTGGCCGAGATACCGCTGCTGCTTCATGATGTAGTCTTTGCCAGCTTCGTCGTATTCGTTCGACGGCCCGCCGATCTTACGGAAGTTGTGAAGCTCGTCGTGGAGCAGTGGCAGCTTTTCGTACATGCGGGGGAACGTGACTTCGACACGACCAACCGGATTCCGGCGAATCGTTCCAGCGGCGGTTCCGGGGGCACGACCGGAGCCAACGGTACGAGCATCATTGAAGATGTCGTATCCGACGGTTCGGTGTCCAACTCGGCGGACGTTACGTCCATCCGTCTTGGAGTCGTTCCCTTGGAACCCGAAGAAATTGAGCAACTCTGACGTGGTGGCCGCAACTTGCGTCACCGCGCGAGCGGTCATTTTCGTTGAGAGCAGTTCGGCCAATGAAGCGTCAGTCATTTATCAACTCCTGAGTAACTTTTGGAAGTTGCAACCCAACTTCCACTTTTTGGTGAGGTCAAAACAAAAATCAGGCAACGGTGACGGTTTGTGTGCCGCCGGTTCCGGCAATCGACGCAACCCACTTCAGGGTTCCGTTGACATACATGCCGATCAGTCGCACACGGGCGCCGATCTTTTGGCTACTTGTGGAGAACGTCAGGCTGGTAGCCCCCAGACTATTAACAACAACGATGTTCGTGCCTTCGGCTGACGTGATGACCATGTTCTGGTTCACCGCGTTCAGTGCTTCGATCACGGCACCGTTTGCCAGTGCTGGAAGAGTCAGGTTGATGGCACCGGAGCCAGCACAAACGACCAATTTGCCGTAATCGGCGGATGTCAGCGTGGTGTCGGCAGTGACAGTCTTGGGGCCAGTGAACGGCTGAACTGGCGTCGCGTTGGTCGAGGCGTCGTCGAAAATGAATCCGGCCTGTCGCAACTGCATGCGAGCCATCTGATCCAGACCGATCAGTTTGCCGGTGGCGGATTTCACTTTCCCGCTGACGGCAACGATGCCTTGGCGAGTCTGTGAGCTTCCCGTGGTCGGATCGGTGAGGATGACGTCCTTGGCGAGAATACCGGCAGCGATCTGGCTACCATCATTCGCGGTCGGATCGTAGTCAACCCAGTTCCCGCCACTCGTCAGGCGAGCCATAACCAGACCGACGCGAAGCTGTGCCGTATAACTGGTGTGGGTGCTGTCCGTGGCGGTGGAATCGATCTGGCCCAAAGGATCGTAGATCGGATCATTCAGGTAATTGCTCTGGAAAAAGCTGTCGTTTTCCAGACTGAATCGCGCGTCGGTGTTGCCGGGGGTGCTGGTCGAAAAGCCGGGATAAGTCATCACTAACTCCTATGCGGATCAAAACTGGAATGTGTCTGGAAACTTCGTGAACTCAGGCCGTCTTTTTTGGCAATCGGTATTCTGCGGCGAGGATCTGGTCGGCACGCTCATCACTGATGTCGTCGCCGTTCAGAAACGACTCGTCTCGGCTGGAGGTCGCCGGTCGGCTGAACTGTGTCGGGGCTTCCGGAGACCTGACGGCGGCTCCTTCAGGGAGCTTTTCGTAGATCTCCAACTCGCGAACCAAGAGGACGTTGTCGGGTTCGGACTGTCGGCTGAACTCGTACTTGCCGATTCGATCCTTGATGGCATCAACTTCGGGGCGAGTGCATCGACCGGAATCAAACAGGGCTTCCGCACGTCCAACCAGTCCGGCCTGCTCAAGTCGCGTCAGCTTGTTTGCCATCGCAGCATTGAGAACTCGGAGGTGGTCGAACTCTTCGCGGCTGAATTCGTGTTGGTCGTCGTCACGGCTCATACTGACAACTGCGGGAGTTGCCGTAACCGGAGCAGCGGCGGCGGCTGGAGGCGGAGCGGGTTGATCGTCGTCACCGTCATCGTCATCTCCGACGCTGACGCCGTGCATCTTTGCCAACGCCTTCATGCCTTCTGCGGACGCCTGATTCACCGCATGCAAGACCTGCATACAGATCGCCAGTGCGTTTGTATCGTTGCCTTCGTCGCCATCTGGCTCCTGTTCTGGAGCGGCGGCGTATGGATCGGGTTGAGCGTTCGGGATTCCGCCGGGCGCGCCGGGATTTGGTGCAAACGTCGCCGAGAATTCATGAGTCATTCGCAGTTTTTCGGCAGCAGCAGCGAGGACGTCAGGATTCTCAAGCAATCGTTGAATGGCTTCGCTGACTTCTGGGGTATCCGGCATTTCGTCGTCTCCGGGTTGCGACCATTCGGAACTTTCGTCCCACGCGGTCGTTGAAAAACACATGGCTCGGGAGAACGCTAACGTCGCGTCGACCGGCTTGAATTCTCGGGATTGATTCACCGCCACTGGCTTCGTCGTCAGTGCGATGTGATGGATTGGGTTGACCCATTTCCGGTCAAGACTGTCGTTCCATGTCCCGCCAAACTTCGGGGATACATAGCAGCCATGCTTGACCAGCGATTCGCCGCATTCATCAGGAACATCGAGGACAGCCATCAACGTGTCGCCATCCCGGTAGATGCTTTCAACCCAACCGGCGTTGTTTCGCGGATCGCCATCGCGCCGCTTACTCCACTCAATTGGATTGGTGTGAGGATCGGTTGCCGGTGGATGCTCCCAAGGGACGGGAACCCCGATGCCAGCCTCTTTCATCTTGCTGAATGTGTCGGCCCAATGGTCGAGCGTCTCAACGGTTACCGGCACGACGAAATCGCGGTTGTGCGGATTCGGTCGATACTCGGCTGCTCGAATGATGTCTTTGGTGACCTTCATGTCGGTCATCGTCCGCGAAGATGTGAAACCTCGCGACGTGAACAATCAGAAGATTGTGGAAGTTTGTGAGTTTTGCTTGGGTTGATGAAAAGTGTGGTGTTGACGAACTTTGGGAAGTTTACTAGAATCTTCGCGGTGACGCGGATTCCCGGTCATCAGGGCTTGAGTCGATCAAAGGAGACTTCGTCGTGAGTGAATCGCCACCAGAGCACGTATTGGCCGGAGAATTACCGGCATTCCCTTGCCCCAATGACGCGAAAGGATTCGAACTCGGAATCACGATTCGCGACTACTTCGCCGCCAAGTTCATGCAGGGGGAGATGGCTCGCCCGGTTCGGTGCGACGACGAGTGCCTTGATTTTTCTGAAATCGCACAGCAGGCATACGAAATGGCCGACGAGATGCTGAAAGCGAGGGTTCATCGTGAGTAATCGATTTGCAGCACTGACGGCAATCGCGAAGACACTTGATGACTGGTGTCTGGAATCCGGAATCTTCCCGACGAAGATGAAGAATTCGCGGTGCGTTTACGTCTGGTGCGACATCACGGAGCCGCTTCGTGGCGAGTTGTGGCAACTCTCGGATTACAGGGTGAGTTCTGTTTCCGGGCGGACGGTCTATTTGATGCCGGGGGTTTGCTGAGCACGTTTGCGATGGGTGATGTTGTTATGCCGTGGGATGCACGCGCAGCAGAACTTGAGGCGTTGCACGGTCCGTATTGCGTGTACGCGGCATGGTGTGAATGGTTTGATGCGTGGAACGAGCGTCAAAGCGAATCCATGCAATTGGATGTGGATGGACTCGACAAGACTGCATTGTTTTCCGCGTTCATGTCGGCGTGCGCAGAAACGCGGTCGGTATCTAAAGGTGGCGAACATGATCAACCCATTCAGTGACGTATCGGCGTGGCTGCAAACGAATCCGCCGCATACTTGGGGAATCCCTCGTCTGGCGTGGGAATGCTTTGTCCAGATGCAGCCTGATAACTCAGTGCGATGTCCCGTCGCTCATCCCTATGCGAAGTTTGAACTATGAAGAAGAAGCGTATCGTCAAGAAATCGGCGAAACCAAACAACATCATGGCTCCGGATCGAATGCGGTCCGAAACCCCGGTCCTGCTGAAGAATGCGAGGCCGCTTTTCCCAATCCCCGCGTCAATGTCTGAGATCTACAACTGGCGACATCGCGGCGCCTTTTCGATTTCAGGTCGCAGGGTTTTGCTTGAGTGGTTTCGCCAAGGCGGAAAGAACTACACGACAGTCGAGGCCGTCAAGAGGTTTGTCGACGCAACGAATGAGTGATGCCATGACAGCCGCCGTCGACTCACTTGTCGAAGCCCTTCGGGAAGATCTTTACAGGCTTCTTGACGCGGACGGCAGGAGTATCCCGAAGATCTGCAAGTCTGCGGGAGTGCATGACTCCGCTGTCTACCTGTTCCTGAAGCGGAGTCGCGGGAATCTGTGTGCCACATCGGTCCTGTCTCTGGCGGAAGCGATGGGGTATCGAATCACATTTGAAAAACTGGCCGAACAATGACGACATCAGTATCAGCACGTCCAGCAGCCATTAAGCCAATGCAAACTCACGGGCTGTTTGACGAAACATGGCATCCGCCGGTTTCCCGCAGCAAGTTTGTCACCTACACGAAAGATGACGAATATTGGATGCGTCCAGTGGGGCTTGGTCGCATCGAGAAAACCATCCGCAATCTGTTCGATGTTCGCCTGAGCGACATGACGCTTGTCGGTTACGTTGATGTAGATCCGACGAAAACGAATCGCCCGTGGCTGAATCTTCCAGTGATCCTTCCATCCAGCGAGTTAGACGATCCAATGAGTGGTCCGGGGCCGAATCGCAGGGAATACACTCAGGTAACGATGAATGTTCAGTTGGTAGTTTTGGGAGAATCGCGGTTCGCTTGCTGGATTCTGGAATCGGCGATTGACGCATCGCTTCTCGTTCAGATCGGATTCATAAAGCTGATCGGGCAGGACAATCTACACCGATGGTCGAACGAACTGCGAAGAATGTACTATGCACGACAGCAAGGATATCACAAACGATGTTCTGGCGGTTGTTGACGATCTCAACAGTTCGATAATCGAAACCGTGTTTTAGGGCGTGCCGATTACCGCTGGCCGAACATCCAGAACCGGAGCCTTGATCGGCGCCGGTTCGCTTGCTTTCTGCTCCGCCAATTCCGCGTCGAGCTTCGCCTTGGCGTCGAACGCCTCACGATGGGCAATGAACTCCGGGCGGTAGGCGTCGAGAAGATTGCGTTCATCGGGCAGAACCGACTTCATATATTCGATCACGACATCGATTTCCGGAATCGTGAATGTTTCGGCCATCTCCCACCGGGCACCGTAGAGCGAGTGTCGCGGGATCTTCCGGAGAATCAATCGCGTCAGCTTCTCCTTCAGTTCGAACTTCACCGCTGCGCCTTCGAGCCGTTCGTTCAGTCGCTTCACCTCCGCTTGGAGTTCCTGAACCGTTGGCTGCTTCTGCCCCTTGTCATTGCTCATAAACTAATCCCCTGTGATGGAAACAAAAAAGCCGCAGTCAGAACCGTTAGGCGCTGTTGCGGCTGTGAAACACCGAATTATCTGTTGTCTTGTTAGTTCCTGATCTCCATTGGGCGAGACACGATTATCGTCTTTTTGACTGCTTCGAACTTGCATCCGCAGTCACAATCAAACCAGTGGCTTTCGTCTTCTCCCGAAGGCATCTCGTGAACCAGATTGCAATTTGGGCATTCTGGCTCATTTGTATTTTCGACTCATCACCGCACCTCCGAAGTCAGTTTCACCATCTGCGGTTTCGTCAGTACAGACGATCGAAC